AAAGAGGTTCGCATTTCAGAACCTGTTCTTACACCTGACGGCTGGAAACCGATTGGCGAACTAAAAGAAGGTGACGAGGTTTGCGATCCAAACGGTTTAAGAGTAAAGGTCTCTGGCGTATTTGACCAAGGCTTAAAAGACATTTACAGAGTGTGGTTTAACGACGGGTCTTACGTAGACTGCGGACTTGACCATCAATGGAAATGCAAGTCTCCACGTGCCAGGTTTGTCAAAGAATACACTAGGAAGGGCAGGCAATCGTGGAAAAATGCCAGCTATGGTGAATGGGAAGTAAAGTCACTAAAAGACATTATTGAGCACGTTGGATACGAGCCAAAACCAACAAGAAGGTATTCAATTCCCGTAGTCAGTGCTTTGTCCTTTAATGACAAAGAATTGACAATCGAACCTTACTTCCTTGGGCTTTTGTTAGGCGACGGAAGTCTTTCAATCAACTCAGTTGGAATCACTTCCGCAGATCAAGAAATCGTAGACTACTGTGCAGTACAAGCAGTAAAGTACGACACAGTGCTAAAGCACAACGGCAAATACGGATACAGATTTTCGTCAAGACTACGTGATGCAGGCGGGAGAAACCACAGTAAACTAGTAGATGCAGTTAGAGAACTTGGCTTGGCAGGTAAGACTTGTCACGACAAGTTTATTCCAGAGCAGTACAAGCATCACTCAAGAAGGCTGGAAATCCTTCAAGGATTGATGGATACAGACGGGTACTGCGGAAACAAAGTTTGTGAGTTTTCTTCAACGTCCGAGCAACTTGCTAAAGATGTTGCAGATATTTGCAGAAGTCTTGGCATCCGGTGCACCATCAAGAAAAAACAAACCAGTTGCCGGTACAAGGGCGAGAAAAAAATAGGTACAGCCTATAGAGTCAGCATTTGGACGACAGACGTTCCTTTGTTCAGATTGCCAAGAAAAGCCAAGAAACAAACTCTAGGAGCAAAAAAGAACGGTTCAGAAAACGTCATCGTCAAAATTGAAAAAGTCGGACAAGACTATGCTAGGTGCATTGAAGTTGACAGCGAAGATCACACTTACGTAATCTCAAACTACGTTGTTACACACAACAGCCTTGCGGGAGCTTACTGCACTGCTTGTTGGACGACTGGTATATACCCGGATTGGTGGAAAGGACGAGTATTTAGAAAGAACATCAAGGTGTGGGCTTGTGCTGACCGTAACAACACGTTCAAGGAATCAGTGCAAGAAACGCTGTTAGGTAAATCTACTTCTATTGGCACAGGTATGCTACCAATGTCAAGAGGCAATGCACCAGGTATTGTTGACATTGTGACCAAGCCAAACACAGGCGGCATGGTTGACTTGATTGTAGTCAAATCAGATATGTCAAAGCAGCCTAGTATCATTTCATCGCGCACCTACGAGCAGGGTGTTAAAGCGTTTTACGGCGCAGCGGTAGATGCAATTTGGGAAGATGAGGAAAGCGATAGCACAATTCACAATGAATGCTTGCTACGTACCATGACTACGCAAGGCATTGTGATTCTCACCTACACACCCTTGCACGGACTAACACCACTAACACTTGAGTTCAAGGAAACAGCTACGTTGCTGACCGAAGGAATGGACTGATGGAAGAAGTAAAACGTAACCCTAACCGTGTATTGATTCAAGCTGGTTGGGCGCACGCGCCTCATTTATCGCAAGACGATATTGAGGACATGAAGCGTTCAACACCGCCGCATTTGATTGATGCGCGTATGAACGGCAATCCAACCATGGGCGCGGGAAACGTTTATCCCATTCCACGGTCTATGATTGAGTGCGATCCATTCCAAGTTCCTTCCTATTGGAAGCGCCTTGCCGGACTAGACGTAGGGTTTAACGTAACCGCAGCAGTGTTTATTGCACACGATACACAGAACGATGTTGTATATGTGTACGATGAATACCACGGTGAAAAGCAAAACCCCGCATCAAACGCCGCAGGGATTCGACATAGGACAGGTAAATGGATGCCTATTATGATTGATCCTGCCAGTAGAGGCAGATCACAAGTAGATGGTGTCAAACTTATCACTGAATACCGCAAAGAAGATTTGGATGTGCGCCCCGCAGACAACGCAGTAGAGGCAGGTATCTTTGCAGTATGGCAAAGACTACAAACAGGCAGACTTAAAATCTTCAAAACCTGCCACCATACACTGAGCGAATACGAAACTTACCAGCGTGAT